CGCGCGACGCAGAACGAGTTGAACGGTGCCAAGGTTGCGCGCATGGCCACCTCCATCCAGCGCGACGGCAAGCTGCGCGGCGGCAATCCGATTTTCACGTCGCGCGACAACTACATCCTCGACGGTCATCACCGCTGGGCGGCGGAAGTCGGCGTCGATGCCGCCAACAACGTGCTGGCCGACAGCAAGAAGATGGCGATCTGGCGCGTCGATGCGTCGATCACGCAGTTGCTGGTTGAGGCCGACCTGTTCACCGAAGGCAAGGGCAAGCTGTCAGTCGAGGACGAGCGCAGGCGCAGGTTGCTCATGTTCCTGTTAAGGCGCTTCGACCCCGCGCAGGAGCGCGACGAGTACGGACGCTGGACCGATGGTGGCGGCAGCGATGCGCCGAGCGGCGGCTACACCGACGAGCAGATCGCCGTGGCGATGTCGGCGGCGCTGGTCAAGCCGATGGCCGAGGCGACTGCGACCAAGCTCGACTTCAATCCCGAGCTGATCGAGTACAGCGACGAGGACAAGGCGTTCACGGTTGGCGACGCGACCTACAAATACGCTGGCAGCTACACCTTCGGCAGCAACAAGATCACGCTGTACAAGCCGCACCTTGGCGCGAGCAATGTCAGGGGCGTCACCGCGCACGAGATTGGCCACCGCAAATTCGATCTGCTGCTCAAGGCGCGGCTGGTCGAAGCCGCTGCGGTCATGAAAGAACCCGGCCCGCCGCCCGACCCTGACCATCGCTATTGGTGGGGCAGGAAGGGCGGCTCCGATGCGGTGATGAAACCAGACGGCACGCTGCGCGAGCCCTACGACAAGAAGTATCCGCTGTACGAAGAGTGGACGCAAATCCAGAACATGCGTCCGTCGCTGGAGCAGGATGACGGCATCACCGACTACAGCAAGGCCTACTGGAAGGAGTGGGAGGCAGGCAAACTGAACACCGACATCGCTTACCACGAGACCATGGCCGAGATCGCGCGGGCGCAGGCGATAGGCGGCAAGCATGCGAAGGGCACCGGCAAAGGCTGGCAGCGTTTGTTCGCGCTGCAGGAGAAAGTCTGGGCCGAAACCGATAAGGTCGAGCGCGACACGCCACGCGGTCCGCTCAAGGCGATCTGGGTTCTCGACGGCGTTCGATGGGAAATCCGATGACGATCACGCGCGAGACAATCGAGGGCCGCACCGCGACCGTCACGTTCATCAACGATGACTTCGTGCCGGTGGAGCCCGACGACGCGACGCTGATCAAGATCATTTTTGATGACGGCGAAATCCGCTTCGGCGTCAAGTCAGCGCAGGACCGGCTGAAGAGCCAATTCAGAAGCGAGAAGCGCCGCGCGCAGGCGTTGCTGGAGAAGCACGGCGACCACGATCAAAGCACGCACGGAAATTGGGCGCATGGCGGCGGCGGTGGCGAGGAGTCGAGCGGCGGTGGCGATAGCGCCAGACGTAAAGGCGAGACCGACAAGGAGTTTGCCAAGCGCGTCGTTGACAAGCGGCCAGTGCCGAAAGAGATGCCGGAAAAACATTCCGATTATTTTAAGAACATGGACGGTCCGAAGACCGAGACCATCCCGCTCGACAAGCTGGTGTCCAGCAAGACGGCTGCAGAAAACAAGAAGGGTGCCGAGAACGGTGCCAAGCGAATGGTCGCTGGCAAGAACGGCGAGATAGCCAAGCGCGATCCGATCAATGCCGAGCCGATTGGGAACGGCAAATATCTGATCACCGATGGCAACGGCACTTACAGCGCCGTGAAGATGTACGACTGGAAGGCCATCCCGGTTAATGTCGATGCGAGCGGCACCGCCGAATCGCTGGCGAACTTGGCTTCGCTGAAGACCGACGTTGGCGGCGGCGGCGACATGGGCAGGGTTGGTCTGAAGGCCAAGGGCAAGGAAGACGCCGAGGTTCACCGCGACAAGGTGTGGGTGGCGAACTCGCCGATCAAGACCGAGCAGCAAGCCATCGAGGCGGCGCTCGTGGCCCAGCTCAATTTTCAAGCGAAGGCTGGAGAGATTGCCAAGCGTCTTGGCGTCAAGTTTGAAAACCCCGGCTCCAAGGTTCACCGGGTCAAGACGGAGTTGGTAAACGGCGAGCGCGAAACTGTCCGCGATGCGAACGGCGATCCGATCTACGTCAAGGACGCTAACGGCAATGCGCACTTAAGGCTATCGGGCGTTGAGCGTCTCACGGAGAAAGCGGAGAAATACGCCAAGAAGGGCATGGGCCCGGCGCGTGTCACCGACCTCGCGCGCGGCGGGTTCGTGCCGGAACGTCCAGAGGACGCTCAGAAGATTATGAATGAGCTGGCCAAACACTTTGAGCTGGTGGACGAGGGCTGGGCCACGAAGCCCAGCACATACTACACCGACCGCGTCGCGCTATTCCGCGATCCGGCGACCGGGATGATTGGTGAAATTCAGATTTCGCAACCAGCTATGTTGCGCGCCAAACAGGAAGGCGGCGGCCACAAGATTTACAAGAAGTCGGAGGACGTGGCAGCGGCGATGACGGATGCGCGCAACGCTGGCGACACTGCCGCTGTCAAGGCGCATCAGGCCGAGTATGACCGGCTCAACGCGCAGATGCGTGATCTTTACGGTCGCGCGCTAGACGGGCTCTCGCCCGAATGGCGAAAGTTGATCGACAAGCGCTAGTCGGTGAAGGCGTCAGGCGGGAGCGGCGGTGCGCCGGGGAATCGCTTCTCCCACTTTTCCTTGGTCAGCTCGACAGATTCAACCTCATGGTCGAAGGGGGAAATAAACTCCCACTTCGTGCGCTCAGGGTTGAGCACCCAAGCCTCCGAAGGTAGATCGGGGAATACTTTGTACCGGCTACCGCAGCCGAGGTAGCTTCCATATTTTGGCTCAGCCATGATGGGCACTCACATCGCATGGACCGCCTGCTTGGCCTGAAACGTCCAGACATGGCGCTCACCCTGATCTGGGATGTTCAGCTCCATCTCCAGCTTTTTCTCGACCATCAGGTTGAGCAGCATCTCTACTAGATGCGGCACGGGTGCGCCACCGAGCGCCCAGCGCCGGGAGGTGCGGGCGTCCACGGAGAATAGCTGACTGGCCGCGACCTGAGTGAGATCGAGCCGGGTGAGAGCGTCACGATATTGCTTTGCGTTCATGGCTTTAACATAGGGCGTCCTGTCCAATTAATCAACTTCATCCGGCACCTCGTTGGTGATCTGCTCGACGTAAAGGAATGCCTCGTAGCCAGCGTGTTCGTTGCCTTCGGGGTCAAACCACGACTTGTCCTGACCGGCCTGCAGCCGTGCCATGGCGTCCTTGGCTTCTTGTTCCGTGCCGTAGAGAACCACCCACCCATCCACGAGGCGGTCGCTGAATCCGTCCTTGCTGTAGTCCTTCTGGACGATCCAGTAGGTTTCGCGTTTGCCCATGTCAGTCCATCCTTGCGGCTGAAAACGTGCCATCCGGCTGGATGATCGCGACGATGGCGTGTTCGTAGATCAGGATCAGCTCCTGCCGAAACTTGATGCGGGCGATGGGGCGCAGGGGCGGGTCGCCCGGATAGCTCAGCACGTTGGTCTGAGGATTGCGCTTGAAGCCCTTCATCGGAAACCAGCCGCCGCCATACGAGTAGCGTTCGTGGAATTGCTCGTGGGCCGGTCGCGGGTCGCTCTCGACTAGGAAGCTGGGGATAAGCCCGACGTGTTCCGGGGTCGCGCGCGGGTGAAGAAATTCGACAAGCATCATCCCAGCTCCCTCTCGTCGCACGGTTCGTAGGCGTCGGGGTATACGACATGCGGCGGCATCCCGATCTTGGCGCGCTGGACGTTGGCGCGGGCGATGCAGGCGGCGCACACCGGCTCTTTCGATCCGGTATCTGGATCGCGGATGCTAGGCACCCGCATCGGGTTGTAGCTGAAGATGCGCTTGCAGCCGTAGCAGGCGGAAGTGCCCATGCAGTAGCCCATCACGCGGCCTCCTTCTCTTTCAGAATGTCGGTGACGATCTCGTAGCCGCGCACCGAAATCAGGAAGGCGTTGAAGGTTACCGACTGGGCTTCGTCCTTGTCCCCGGCGGCGTCGAGTGCGGCAGCGGCACCGCAGAAGAACTCCAGTGCTGCGCGGTCGCGGGCTTTGCCTTTGAGGCCTTGGTTTTTGGCACGGGTCTCGAATGTCCCGGCCAGTTTTTTAAGAATGATCATGCTTTTCTCCTTTCGGTTTTAATTGTTCGATGATCGAACAATTCAGGCGTACCAAGAGTAGCGGTCCTCCTTGCCGTCCCACGGCGAGGCGCTGGCGTAGCTGGCGATCCGAACGCTGTTGCTGGAGTTGGCTCGCTTGATCATCGGCTTGCCGATGAACTTGCCGGGAGCTGCCCAGCACCGGGCTGTCATGAAGCCCTCCTCGGCGCTGGAGTTTGCCGCGATCTGTCTGATCTCGACCGACATCGGACCGGGCACCCGCGTCACCTCGTAGTAGTCCACGTTGGTCTGGTCGTAGCCCCATGTGCTCGACAGGATGTCGCCGACCTTGAGCGTGTGCGGCTTGACCGTCTCGGCCTTGCACTTGGCTCTGTACTCGGCGTGGCTCTTGCGACCGGCGATGAACTGGGCGATCCGCTCGTCGCGGGACGCCTCGCTGCGGAAGCTGTAGTGCCAATCGGGTTTGCTGGCCTTGCCGTGGAAAGCGATGGCGTAGGGTTTGCCAGCCGTCTCGTAGACGTAGATGCTGGCGTCGGTGCCGCCGTTGTCCACCAGCCGAGCGCCGCTCTTCGGGATGTAGAACTCTCGCGGCATCACCATTCGCATCAGTCGCTCCTCTCAGAAGGGCACGTCCTTGAACGTCCGTGTCGCCCAGCGATCATTCTCGGCTTCGCTGCTTTCGCCGTTTTCGTTCCACTTGCTGGTGTCACCGTCCGTGTCCCACGGCTCGATCTCCAGAACGACCGGGCCAAACGCTGCGGCCATCTCGGCCTCGCGCTCCAGCATCTCGTCTTCGTACATCGCCATCTCGGGATGCATGACCGGCGGTCCGACGTAGTGCGGGTTCGCCACCCACACATCCCAATCGTGCAGCAACCAAGCGCGGTCAGGGTACTCGCCGCCGATGTTGCGCGCGTATTCCGCGACCGCTTCGGCTGGCGTGGCCAGATGATCGTCTTCGTAGCGACCCATCGTTCCTCCTAGTAGATCAAGTAGAGCAGGGCGGCCAAGGCGGGCACACCGAAAGCGAACTCGACCATGACCGCTTTCTTCTTCATCACGGCGACCTTCATCCCGGCGACCATTGGTGCCTCCTTCCTTCCAAAGGATAGATAGGGCACCGTGCCCTATATGTCAAGTGGGTAGAGAGGCTAAACCGTCGGAAATGTTGGCTTTGGCCTTGGCGACCAGATCGGGGTGCCCGTGGCTCACTGCCGCCACCTTGTCCACCAGCTCAGGCAGGTAGACCTTGGCGAAGGATGGCACCGCCAAGCAGCCAACAGCGTTGTCGGCGATGTCCGCCAGCTTCAGGGAGGCCCCGTTGTAGCCCGTCTTGGCGACGTGCTCAGCCTCGATGGCCTTCCGCCATGCGCGGTTCCCGGGCGTCTTCGGCAGCTTCGGCTTGGTGACCTCCGCGACCAGCGCAGCGACCTCCGGGCCGAACTCCCTGACCAGATCAGCGTTGCTGACCGGGCAGTCCTCGACCACATCGTGCAGGTAACCGGCGGCAACCACCTCATCCGGGAAGCCGTGCGCAGCAAGCGCCAGCGCAACCCGTTCGACGTGGTTGAAATAGGGCTCACCGGAACCCTTCCGTAACACCCCCGCATGCGCCTCCATGGCGAACGCGCGGGCCTTCTTGACCAGTCCCACTGGGACCACCTCCTTTCACACTCTATATAGGGCATAGCGCCCTATGTGTCAATAGTCTTATCCGGCGTCTTGTCTGGGATTAGATGCCTAAGACCGGACAGCCGCAGGCAGCGGTCGAGCCACTTGCCCATGGCGGCGTATTGGTTGACGGCTCGCGCTTCGGCGGGGAGCTGCCGCGCCTTCTCGATGTCGTTGAACATGAAGATCGCATCGCTGATCGCATCGACCAGCGGCTGCAGCTCGCGCGCGGCCTCGCGCCTGCCAGCGTCGTATCCGTCGTCGTAGCTCATGGCTTGAACGCTCCCAGCGCGGTGGCGGCCTCGATCAGCTTCTTGCTCTGCGCGGTGCCCAGCTCGATTGCGCCGTGATCGACCAGATGGTTGAGGACTTCGCGCAACGCGGCTCTGGCTTGCTCTTGGCTCACTTCGCGCCCTCCATCAAACGCTGCGCCGCATGTAACTCGGTCAGAGCCCTGCGAAGGTGGTTGACGGTTTCGTCGGTGAGGGTGAGGGACTGGGATGGTGATCGTGCGTTAACGACCACGGCTCTCAGACGCTCTGCGGTGTCGAGTAGTATCGTGTATGCGACCTTCTGATCTTTATTCACGTTGCGCCCTCCTTCAGCTTGGCGACGATGTCGGCGTGGACACCAGCGACCAGATACTTCTTCTTGTTCTTCAGCGTGATCATCGAACCGGGCTCGATCTTGCCGCAGTAGTCTTCGATGTCTGACACTTCCGTCGCGTTGACGGTGACCGGCGTGGAGCCACCCAGCTCGTTGCGCCATGTCATGAACGTGACCAATCTTGCTTCCTTCACTTCAGCCTCCCTCAGTTTGCGCTCATGCGCTTGACGGTGTCGACGACCAGCGCGTCGTGCTCGACTTTGCTCATGCCGGGTTTCTCGGCGGCCTCGACCGCGAGATATATCCGCACCACTTCGCTGATGTTGATCCACTTGCCAGAGAGCAGGCGGAAGTACTCTTCGCCGCCGACCCACTTGGTTTTTCTGCTACGGCTCATCAGTAAGCCTCCAGCGTTCTGACGAATTGTTTTGCTTCGGCGAATGTCGGCACCTTGGTGAGCGTTCGCCCATCTGCTGGCCACGGCGTGACGTAGTAGAGGTTCTGGCCGAACTTCATGCTCCACTCTTTCGAGATGTGGACGGACTGCTCAGCGTTGATGCGGTAGACGCGCGTGGTCTTCCGTCTCGTTTTCATGCCGTCACCCGCATGCTGGCGATGTAGGCCTCGGTGGCCTCCTCGTCGGTTTCGTAAATCTTCATGTCGTCGGGCAGCTCGAAAACCTCGTAGCGCTTGTGGCGGGTTTCGAACGAGACAACGTACTTGCCATTCCACTCGTAGACCGCACGGCATGGCGAGTAGGCGTAGGGCGAGGGGATGTGTGCGACTTGCGAGCGCGCGATATAGCCGACCGGCTCGTCCATGCACTCGGCCATCCAGCGACCGTAGCCAGCGTGGCTGGTGATGGTCTTGACCTTTTTCATATCGCGCTCTCCTTCACGCCGGGGAATCCGGCAACCACTGCCCGCAGCTCCTCCTGCGTCTTGCCTGCCGCGACCGCCGCTTCCATCGCGCGGTACAGCGGTGGGATCGACATCATCGGGATTTGATACCCGTAGATCGCACTCTGAATCCGAGCCGTCGCGATCTTGTCCGCTTTGGTCTTGCGCTTCTTCATCCGTGCCTCCGTTCTATCATCCTCAATATAGGGCGCGGTGCCCTATATGTCAATCATCCTCGATGGGCTCGTCCGCCTCGTAGTTCGCATTCGTTAGAACCTCCGGGCGATAGCGCGCCATGCGCTCGCGGTGGCACTTGCTGCAGGTACGGCACAGCTCGATCCCGCGCGCGTCGAATTGCCAACGGCTGTCGCGGCCCGATCCGCACGGGCATGGGCGCACGTCGTTTCGCAGGCTCATGATCCAATCCTTTCGAGGTAGGCTCCCCATCGCGCGAGCAGATACTCGCGGGTCTGCTTGACGTAGTTGGCGATGTCGGCATCGCTGGCGTCACGGTCGATCAGATCGAACATCGTTCGCAGCGTGATGGCGCATTGCGTCACCTGAGACACTGTCATCGTTTCCGGGTTGAATGGGATGGGGTTTGTCATTTCACCGCCTCCAGCTTGCCGTTGACGTAGCTGTAGTTGACGGGGTCCGTGGACTCCGCAGCGCGGGAGTCAGTCGGGACAGTCCAGCGCATCAAGAGGTCGCGCGCGTTGTCCGCCGCTTCCTTCTCGGTGGCGAAGACAAGTCCGTTTGCGAGCCACTTGTTTTCGCCGGGGATGTACATTTCTGGTTTCCAGCTCATGCTGCCATCTCCTTTTTTCGCATCGCCGCAATTTTGATCTCGATTACTTCGGCGTCGAGCAACTCAACTCTGGTCTTCGTCTGGGCATCGATCAGCATTCGACCCCAGACAACGATGCTGTTGGCGTTGTCGTTCTTGTCGGTGGCCTCGCAGTAGGCCTGATAGGCGACCGCGAGTTTCTTGGCGTTCTTTTTGGAAATGCTCATGCTGCCTCCTTTTTTGCTTTCACTTTCCGAACCGTGCCCGTCTTCGTCAGCGTCTCCTGAAACGCCAGCGCTTCCTTCGCCAACTCGACGTTCCGGGCTTTGCCCAGCGACATCCGCATCTCCATCGATGCGCCGACGAAACCGTGCCGCTCGCCCTTCTTGTCCAGTCCGCTGATCTTGCGCTCGTTGCCTTCGCCTTCGACCGTGTCGATCTTGACCCACAACGAAGCCGAGAAGCCGGGGACGCCTTCGCTCAGAACCCATTCGCCAACCACGACCTCGCCCAAGGGCTTGCGTTTCTTGGCGTTGAGCCAGACCTGAGCAGCACGACCGCGCTTGGTCAGGACGACACCGTCGCCATTGCAGCCGAAGCACATATCGCCGTGCATCTGGCACCACGAGAACTTGCCCGAGCCGCCGCAGCGACCGCACGTCTTGCTTTCGAGCAGCAGCTTCCGGGCCATGGTGTCCTCCTTCCTTCAACCTCCATGTAGGGCGTTATGCCCTATATGTCAAGACCTGTCTCTTCAAAATCAGTGGCGGCTTCTCACCCGCCTCGCCCCTCTGTCACGATTGAACGTAGTGGGGATCAGGTCACCCGATTGTCCGATCAGGCTGGGGAGCCGGTTATCGGCGGCGTCTTGTCAGGCGCTTTAGTTCCTGTCCGCCGCCGAACCTTCTCCCCGGTCATCCGGGTCCGCCGGAAACTGCCGTGGGTCAGGAGGCATTCTTGCGCCCCTCATCCATCCAGTGCCTCCCGCCTTATCCGTTGGTGAGGCCGCAGTCCTTGCCGTCTCGTTGAGGCCCCTAGTCTCGCTGCCACTCCCGAGGGCGGGGGAGGCGCTCCTTCCAAACAATAGATAGGGCAGGGTGCCCTATATGTCAAGGGTCATATCAACTTTTTCTGCTGTGGTAAAGTCAATGAAAACACGGAGCTTTTAGACATGAAACGCAAACACTCGCCCGACGACTTCGATGACCGTGCAGAATTTATCGCCGCCTGCGTCTCTGACGGCGGCGACGAAGATGATTGCGCGCTGGAGTGGGAGGAGCGGTCCCTCAAGCGGGTCGTGCGCAAGACGCATGTGTCGGAGGGCGAGGGCCTGACGTTCATCCTGTCGGACGCGAGCCCGGACCGGATGGGCGACGTGATCGAGGCCGGTGGCTGGGACTTGGTCAACTTCAAGCGCAACCCGGTCGCGCTGTTCAATCACGATCCGAACTTCCCGATTGGCAAGTGGCATAGCCTGCGCGTCGAAGGCGACGAGCTGCGCGGCGAGCTGCGGCTCGCGCCACTGGGCACGTCCGCGCGCATCGATGAAATCCACAAGCTGGTCGCGGCGGACATTCTCAAAGCAGTCAGCGTTGGCTTCCTGCCACGGCAGTCCGAGCCGCTGACCAAGAACGGCGACGGCGGGGTGCGCTTCAAACGCGCCGAGCTGGTCGAAACTTCGCTGGTGGCAATCCCGGCGAATCCAAATGCGTTGGCGGTTGCAAAATCGCTCAACATTTCCCGCGAAACTCTCGCAACGGTCTTTGCCGAGCAAGGCAACAAAAAAGATCAGAGCGTCGAGCGTCGCGGTTCACCCGGCGGGCAAGCCGACAAGACACCGAAACGAAGGAACCCCACCATGAGTGGACCTCTCGCGAAACGAATCGAAGCTGCCCAACAGCGCATCATTGCGCTGGGGGATCAACTGACTGCGCATCTCGACAAGGTCGATGACGAAAACGTCACCGAGGCCGACCTCGCGACCACGCAGGAGTTCAACAAGCGGATCGCCGATCAGAAGGCGATGCTCAAGAGCTTCGAAGACTCCGAGGCGCTTGCGGCCAAGAGCAGCGACGACACGACGGCTGCGCGCAAGGTCGAGGTCACCACCAAGGTTGAGACCGGCGGTCGTCGTCCGTTCTCTGTCGGGGTGAAGAAGCTCGACCCGATTGAGTTCTTGGTTCGTGCAGGCACCATCACAGTCCTGCAGAAGAGCCCGAACTTCGTCGGCATGTCGCTCGACGCCATTCGCCAGAAAATCTATGGCGACGACGAAGCCACCAAGGTCATCTCCGACCTGACGACCAAGGCCGGTGTCAACCCGGCGATGACGACGGTTGCCGGTTGGGCCGCCGAACTCGTGCAACAGATGGTGGTCGATCTGATGCCGACCTTGCTGCCCGCGTCGGTCTATCCGTCGCTGAGCGGCATGGGCCTCAAGCTGTCCTTCGGGCGCAACGGACGGATCGTCATTCCGACCCGCAACGTGACGCCGAGTATCGCCGGATCGTTCGTCGGCGAAGGCGCGCCGATCCCCGTGCGTATCGCTGGCTTCACCAGCCAGACACTGACGCCGAAAAAGATGGCCGTGATCACGACGTGGACCCGCGAGATGGACGAGCATTCTGTGCCCGCCATCGAAGGTCTGCTGCGTGAGTCGATCCAGCAGGACACGGCGATCTCCATCGACGCGGTGCTGCTCGACAGCGGCGCGGCGACGGCGATCCGTCCCGCCGGTCTGCTCAACGGACTCTCCACCCTCGGTGCCACGGCGGGCGGCGGCTTCGCGGCGCTCGTCGGCGACTTGCAGAAGTTGCAGGCCGCGATCCTGACGGCAACCAACGGCAACATCAGGAACATGGTGTTCCTCATGAACCCGAGCCAAGCGCTGTCGATCTCGTTCATCCAGCCTACAGTCCCCGGCGGCTTGTTCCCGTTCGCTGCCGAGATCAACTCTGGGAAGCTGAACGGCCATCCGGTGATCCAGTCGGGCACGGTCCCCGACAAGACCATCATCTGCATGGACGCTGCCGACTTCGTTTCGGTCACGGGCGATACCCCGCGCTTCGAAGTCAGCGATCAGGCAACCCTCCACATGGAGGACACAACTCCGTTGCACATCGGCACGGCTGGCACCCCCGGCACCGTTGCGGCACCGGCCCGGTCGATGTTCCAGACCGACAGCCTCGCGCTTCGCTTGATCCTGCCGATGAACTGGATCATGCGCCGCAGTGGCGTCGTCTCGTTCATCTCCAATGTGACTTGGTGAGTCACGTTTGATGCAAATGATGGGCGGTGCCGAGTTCGCGGATCAGTACCTAGATCGCGGCATCGCCCATTTCCAACAGAACCGTTTCCGCGAGGCGCTGATGTTTTTCGACGCCTCGCTGCAATTCAATCCGCGCGACCCGCATGCATTGTGGAATCGCGCGACCGCCTTGCTCTCGATGGGCGACTACGAGCGCGGCTTTGCCGAGTACGATGCGGCGTGGGAAGCGTTCCCGGTGGTTGGGCAAATCCAAGACGCGCGGCTGACCCGCTTGCCGATCTGGCGCGGTGAGACCGGCGCTCGCGTTCTGGTCTATCACGAGCACGGCTTCGGCGACGCCATCATGGCGTTCCGGTTTTTGCCAGAGATGAAGCGCCGCGCCGAGTTGACGTTGCTGGCGGAATGGCCACTGGCCCGTTTGGCGGGAAGGCTAGGCGTCAAGGCCATCGACAAGATCATGCCGAATGAAATTGCCGGGTTCGATTTTCGGGTCCAGTTGTTCTGCGTGATGTCGGTGCTCAAGACCATCCCGAGCGCGCCTTACATCGCAACGGATTGGCGGCGGACCGGCGGCAAGGTTGGCATCGCGTGGTCAGGCAAGACGCAGGATATGTTCACGCAAGCAGACTTCCTGCAGCTCCTGCAGCTCGACGGCTTTGAGTTGTACAGCCTGCAAGCAGCGGGACCGACCGACACCAGCGTCGTGCCGATGAAGCCGGGTTGCGACTTCGCCGACGTAGCCGACCGCATCGCCGAGATGGATCACGTCGTCACGGTGGACACCGCGTCGATCCACCTCGCGGGCGCGATGGGGCACCCGAGCGCGCATCTGGTGCTGCCGTTTTCTGGCGACTGGCGCTGGTGGCACACCGAGCGTTGGTATCCGAATGTCAAAACGTACCGGCAGGAAAATGCTAAGGACTGGGCCGGTCCGTTTGCTCGACTCAACAAGGCCTTAACCCAAGGAGTGAACCATGGCTGACGTAGAGAAAGAGACCAAAGAGACCGAGATCGACATGACCCCGGTTCCGACGCAGGAACAGCTTGACGAAATTAAGGGTGGCAAGGACCACAAGAAGGCCGAGAAGCGCGAGACCAAGGCGGTGGAAGAGCTGCCGCCGACGCCGACGCAGGACGAGGCCAACAAGCAGAAGGCTGCGCTCTTCGGGGTCAAGCCCGACAAGGATGCGAAAGCAGAAGTGAGAGCTGAGCCGCCGGAAGAGCTGCCGCCGACGCCGACGCAATTCGAAAACGATCTGTTCAAGACTGCCGCGATGAATCTCGGCAAGGTGCCAGAGGGCGGCGGCGATCCGCAGAGGGCGTCCGCCGAGAAGAAGAAGACCGTCGAGCCTGCAAGGCCGAGCGGTCAGTACCAGACCCGCCAAGCCACGCCCGCGAGGAGTTAAAGCTGGTGGCTTCCGTGCCAAATAAATTCGGCTTCCTCTCAAGGATAGCTTCGGCCTTCGTCAGCAAAGCCGCTGGCGAAGGCGAGGTTCGTCAGGGCCCGTACTATCTTCCGGTGACCGGCGGCTGGTTGCCGGATGGTGCGCCGTGGAATTTTTGGCAAAGCGGCATCGACCCGGCGGGCGGTGCTTCATCGGCAATGGTGGAAGCATGTTTATCCGCATACAGCCAGACCATCGCAATGTGCGCTGGCGACCACTGGAAGGCAAACGACAAGAACGGCAGGGACCGCGTCACCACTTCGGCGCTGTCGCGCATTCTGCGCACTCCGAACAGCTATCAATCGCCCAGCGACTTCATGTTGAACCTGACCCGCTCGCTCTACGCGGACGGCAACGCCTACGCGCTGGCGTTAAGGAATGACCGCTACGAGATTGAAGAGCTGCACTTGATGGACCCGCGCCAGAGCGCGCCGCAGATCGCGGTGACCGGCGACATCTTCTACCGGCTGGCTGGCAACGACATCATCGACCAACAGATCGAGGGCTCGCTGCTCGTGCCCGCGCGCGACGTGCTGCACGTCAGGCTCAACGCAACACGGCGTCGGCATCCGTTCCCGCTCGTCGGTGACAGTCCAATCGCGGCGGCACTGCAGGACATCGCCACATCGAATGCGATGACGGCGCAGCAAATCCAGTTCTACCAGAACCAAGCGCGCCCGAGCACGGTGCTGGTCACCGATCTATTGCTCGACAAGGACCAAGTGCAGTTCGTGCGCGACAGATGGAATGAGCAATCGAAGGGACTGAACGCTGGCGGCACACCGATCTTGACGGCTGGCTTGAAGCCATACGTCTTGTCCACGCCGTCGAAAGATGCCGAGCTGGCCGAGATGATGAAGCTCACCGACCAGAAGATCGCGCTGGCCTTCAGGGTGCCGCTTGCAATTCTCGGCATCGGCGGCACCGCCTACTCCTCGACCGAGCTGTTGATGCAAAGCTGGATCGCGAGCGGTCTTGGCTTTGCGATCAACCACATCGAAGACGCATTCGGTGTGCTGTTTCAGCTCAAGGGCCAACCGCAGGAGTACGTCGAGTTCGACACCAAGGCGTTGCTGCGGTCCGCGTTCAACGTCCGCATCGCGGCGCTGGCTCAGGCGGTGCAAGGCGGCATCTTCTCGCCGAACGAAGCACGCGCCGAGGAGAGCTTGGAGGAAGTTGAGTTTGGTGAGGAGCCGCGCGTCCAGCAACAGGTCGTGCCGCTCAGCGCCGCCGCAGCGATCCCACCCGCTCCCGGTCCGGGCGCACCTCCGGGGGCACCTCCTCCCGGTGGTCTTCCCGGCGCAGCCGCCGCGCCACCGAAGGCGGAAGACAAGCCCGAGCCCGACGAACCGCCAGTGAAAAAATTCATCACGGCAAAGGACTTTGACGATGCCATCGCCACAGAGATCAGAGCCCTCAACAGTTACGCCGATGCACATGCCAGAAGCGACGTTGGAAGCCCTCCGTAGCGCTCTCGGTCACGTCATCGCTGAGCACCGCAAGCAGTGGACGCGCGAGCGCGAACTGATCGAGGCGCAGGCGCGTGCGACCGTTGCGGAACTGACGGCCAAGGTGATTGAGCTGGAGACGAAGGTGAACCTTGCCATCAGCGAGAAGCTGGCAGCGATCAAGAGTGGCGACCCCGGCATTCAGGGACCGGCTGGCGAACTGGGTCCGCATGGGCCCGCTGGCCCCGCAGGCGAGCGCGGTGAACCGGGCAAGGACGGCATCAACGGCGAGCCCGGACCGCAGGGCGAGCAGGGGCTGCAAGGCGCGAGCGGTCTGCAAGGCAAGGCGGGTGACCGTGGCGAAAAAGGTGACAGGGGCGAGCCGGGGCTGTCGATCAAGGGCGAGCGCGGCGACCGTGGCGAGGCTGGGCCTGCAGGTATCATGGGCAAGGCGGGGCCATCCGGTCTGAGGGGCGAGCGCGGTGAGCGCGGCGAACCCGGTCTAGCGATCAAGGGTGATCCCGGAATCCAAGGGCCTGCCGGTGCCGCAGGCAAGGCTGGAGAGCGTGGCGAGAAGGGCGAGCAGGGTCTGCCCGGAATGTCCGTCAAAGGCGATACCGGACTGCAGGGCGCAGCGGGCGAGCGCGGCGAGAAGGGCGACCGGGGCGAGCAGGGTCTGCCCGGTCTTTCGATCAAGGGCGAGCGGGGCGAGCAAGGTCCGCCCGGACTATCCGTCAAAGGCGATCCCGGATTGCGGGGCGAGAAAGGTGACCGGGGCGAGCAGGGTCTCTCGATCAAGGGCGAACGCGGTGAGCGCGGACCCAGCGGCGAGATTGGTAAGATTGGCTTGCGTGGCGAATCGGGGTTACCCGGCGCACGCGGGGAGCCCGGACTTCCCGGTGAGCGCGGCGAGAAGGGCCCCGAGGGCATGCTGCCGCGCGTCAAGGTCTGGGAGCCGGGTGTCCATTACGCTGGCGTCGTCGTCACCAAGGATGGTGCGACTTATCAGGCGGTCAAGGACACGGCTGAGCTGCCCGAGGGCGGCAAGGACTGGGTCTGTCTCGCGCGCGGTGGCGTCGATGGACGTTCTCTGACCGTTCGCGGGCTGTTCTCTGATTCGGAAAATTACCAAAAGCTCGACATCGCCACAGTCAATGGGTCGAGCTTCGTTGCTAAACAAGATAATCCGGGACCGTGTCCGGGTCCGGGATGGAAGCTCCTCGTCAGCCAAGGCAAGCAGGGCGACAAGGGCAAGCCCGGTGACAAGGGCGAGCGCGGCGAGCGCGGGCCCGCAGCGATGATCCAGAAGTGGCAGCTCGACCGCGTCAACTACGTCGCGGTGCCGATCATGTCGGACGGCAAGGAAGGGCCGCCGCTGATGCTGCGCGACTTCTTCGAACAGTTCCAGATCGAGGCACACTGATGGCCGATGTCACCCAGAAAATTTTGATCGAGGCGGAAAGCCACGCACTGATCTCGCTTGAGGAACTGAAGGTCGCGACCGGCATTCCCCCGGCGGACGTTTCCGCCGATCCGCAACTGCAGTGGTTGATCGACGCGCAGTCGGCGGTGGTCGCGCGGCTGTGCAACCGCATCTTCGCCAAGGAGACGCTGGTCGAGTCGTGGCGCGACCTTGGCGACCGGCGGCTGTACCTGACACACTGGCCGGTCAAGCAGGACGACATCGTCAGCGTCATGACCGACAGCAACGTGCGGCTCGACTGGGAGCTGGACGAGCGTGAG